GGCGGCGGCGCGGGCGGCGGCGGCGGCGGCGTCGTAGGAGGCGGCGTAGGAGGCGGCGTCGCGGTCGGCGGAGGCGGCGGCGCGGGCGGCGCGGGCGGCGTCGGCGGCGTCGGCGGCGCGGGCGGCGGCGGCGGCGCGGGCGGCGGCGGCGGCGCGGGCGGCGGCGGCGGCGGCGTCGGCGGCGGAGGCGGCGTCGGCGGCGGCGTAGGCGGCGGCGCGGGCGGCGGCGCGGGCGGCGTCGGCGGCGCGGGCGGCGGAGGCGGCGCGTGGCGCGTCTCCCGAGCGAGCCGCTGCGATCGCCACGGCGCACACTGCGCGGTCCTGTTCTCTCGTGAGGTGCAGGACCGACTCGGCCACGTCCGCCGCGAACAGCGGTCGGGACGCTGGCGGCATGAGCCGGACAAGCACCCACACGCGATCGGCCCACGGGATGGTGAGCTTGGCGATCTGCTTGCCGGTGGCGCCATCGCCGATGAGCTCTCGGATACGTTGCTCGCGGTAGTCGCTGCACGGTCGCATGGCGAGGATGTCGTTCGGGGTGTAGATGTTCACGTGGTCTCCTTCGGTGACGTCATGCGCGGCCGCACTGCGAGCCCAACCTGGCGCCCGATGAGCCACCACGCCGACTGCCCGTCTATGAATGCCGGATCGTCGTAGCACTCGGTCGCGCGAGCGAACCCGTGCTTGAACGCGCTGTCGAACCCCAGCTCGAAGTCGCGGCGCTGCTTCTGACCGGCGCCGGTGAGACGCTCGAACGTCCTCTCCCGCGTCTCGCTGTTGATGGCGAACGCGATATGGATCGCCCCCACCGCGCATGCGCAGCGCAGCCGGCCGTCACCGGCGCGCACGTAGCGCCCGCCGCGCGGCTCGAGCCGGGCCTGGCGGAACGCGTACCTGGCGAGCTGGACGATGGTCTGCAGGATCTGGAGATGCGATGTCACGTGTCCTCCCTGGTCTTGAATCGGTCGGGGCAGCGCGGGCTCGTGTGGCCCGGCTTGCTGCAGTCGAGGCACTTGTTGATGCGAACCGCGCCGGTGTTGCGGCGGCGCGCGTTGTAGATCTGCTCGTCGCGGACCAGTACGGCGCAGTCCGGGCACCACTTGCGGCGGCGCGGGTGCATGTTGATGCCGCATCGGTTGCACGGCCGCGGTGGCGGCGGGTCGTCCGGTCGCAGCGCTCGCGACCGCTTCGTCTGCTCGTTCTTGCGCTCGCGATAGCCAGGCTCGTCGTGGTAGCGCAGCAGCTCTCGGACCGCCGTCCACGTGACGTGGAAGCGCTCGGCGACGTCACTGATGCGGCTCCCGGAGGCGAGCATCTGGCGCGCAACAGGGAGGTCGATCTTGCGCGGCTTACCGGCCACCGGAAGCACCGAGGAACCGCTCGCGGGCGCGACGCGCCGACGCTCGGTCCACCACGAGCAGGGAGTAGTGGGCGGCCGCCGCATCGAACTCGCCGAGCTCGAGCGCGTCCTCGTGCAGCGCACGCGCGCGCAGCGCCGCGAGCGAATTCATTTCCCACTCGGAGAGCGCGCCCTCGAACGACAGTGGGTGGAGGTGGCACACCTGTGAGTAGGCCGACGGGCAGAAGTAGAGGTCCATCACGCGCGCATCTCCTCGTCGCCGAGCAGGGAGGACAGGCGCTCGATGGCGCAGTCGAGGTCGGCCGGCTGCTTGGATCCGTCGAGGCGGATCGAGTCGAAGAGCAGGATGGACGTCTCGACGTCGAGGCCGAGTAGCTCGCGTCCGGCGCGCGCCTCCGCCATCATCGGCGGCTGAGGCATGGCGCGGTCGCCATCGAGCACGCGGCACGCGTAGCCGGCGAGACAGCGGTCCCACTTGTCCATGTCGAAGTCAGCCGGAGGCGTCTCGATCAGGTAGTCGCGGAGCTTGGAGATGTTGTCGTAGTTCGGCATGTCGTCGCCTCCCTGGTGCGAGGTGGATGGGCCGGCCGCAGACACCGGACCGATGGTGTGAATCAGAGCCCGGCGATCTGCTTCCAGCTGTCGACCGCGTCGACGAACTTCTGGGCGGTGGCGACGTCGTCGATCGACTCGGCCGCGAAGGAGGTGCAGTACGCGTTCCAGCCCTCATCGAGCAGCTCGCTGGTCCAACCGCTCTTGGCCGCGATCGCCTCCCACCGGGCGCGGCGGGTGCGGTACTCCGACGCGGCGCCGCAGCGCACCTCAATGGCGGCGTGGCGACCCTGGTACAGCGCCTCGCGGATGACGAGCTGGCGCGTGGTGGGCAGGAGCGAGCGGCTGGTGTTCGTCGTCATGGTGATTCTTGATAATGCTCGATGCGTGCCAGTCCGTAAGTGCGTGATTGTATATCAGGGTACGCGGGCACCCTGTCACTGGCGACGACAGACTATGCGGCAAGTGCGCGAGACGTGGACTGTCGCTCGCGGCGGCATGTCTTCAGTGACGACACCCGCTCTCGGCGCCTGATCGCCTCCGGGTGCCACGCGTAGACCGCGTGTCCCTGCGGGCCGGTGCGGGCGATGCGTTGCGTGCGGATCAGCCGCTCGATGGCGCGGTACAGCCGGCGCTCGGCGGCCACCGGTGAGCCATGCAGCGGCCCCTCATCCGCTTCGATGCGCCGGATGATCTCGGCGACGTTGATGGGATCCTCGAGGCGCCCAGGCATAGCGCGCTCGATCGACTCCATCAGGAGCGCGAAGCCTCTGCCGTACGCGCCCTTGGTGCGGGACCGGATGCGCATGCCGTAGGCGTGGTCCTCCCGGCACGGTGTGCAGCGCAGTCCTGGCCCTTCCGGGTCGGGGCCTCCGCAGCGGTAGCAGAGGCCCTTGGCGATGAGCCGCCGCTTGCGGCGCTCGCTGCCCTGGCGCTTCCCCTCGGCGAGGCGAGCGCGCTTCCTTGGCCGCTTACGCAGCCGCTTTCGCCACGCCTGCTGATCCCGGGTCGCTATGGCTGTGTGGGTCGGGCACAGGAGCGAGCTCGAGTCTTCGTACAGCGGCGTCTCGCACCGGATGCACAGCCCGGCGAGCTTTCGGAGCTCACGGCGCTCGCGCCTCGCCGCGTTGTCCCGGTCCGCCTTGGCTCGACGCTTCGCCTTCTCCGCTTTCGTCATCGCATCACCATGGTGCACAAGATGTATGTCACGCGAGCACGGCGTGTCAAGATTGACCAGCACGTGAGGTTACGGCAGAGTCTCGGCTCCATGAACGATCAGCAGCATACGCGTCGAGCGCGGGAGAGCTTCGGAGTGCGGCTCACCGGGGCCGGGGCCAGGGCCCTCCGGGAGCTGCAGCGCAAGGGGCTGCCGCGCGGGGCCACGCCGGTGCCCAAGGGGCATATCGTCGAGAGGGCGATCTTGGCGCTGGCGGAGGCGGAGGGGATTGACGTGGAGGCGCTGCTTGCGCTCGACACGTCCGAGGCGGGGTGACCCGTGGCCGACCAGGAGCGCGGTGACCTCGAGGGCGAGGAGAGCCTCGACTTCCTCGAACAGATGGACGACGTGTCGCGCGGGGTGCGGCTCGGCGGTCGCAACGGCGCGTCGCGCGCCGCGTACGCGAAGCTGTCAGGGCCACAGCTCACGCGGCTCGTGCACGTGAGCCGCATGGAGCAGCTCGGTGATGAGGAGGGCCGGGCCGTCGCCGAGCTCATGGCCAGCGGACGGGCCGAGTCGCTGCGCGATGACGAGCTCGTCGCGATGGCCAGGATGGCGGCAAAGGGGGACGTGCTCGCCGGATCGCTGTGGGAGGAGGCGTATGAGGAGACGCGCGCGTGGGGCGCGCTGCCGCCCGTGCCGCTCTACATCCCGACGAGTGATAGGGGTGGGCAGAAGATCGTCGACGTGAAGCCAGGCGGCATGGTCACGCTCACCGGCGGTACCGGTACCGGGAAGACGTCGCTCGCCCTCGAGATGGCGCGCTGCCACGCGCAGTGGATCGGCCCTGCTGCGTTCTTCGGGCTCGAGCTCAAGAAGCCCGTGAGCGCGGCGCGCATCATCGGACAGCACCATGGCGTCGGGTGGATGGATGCCGCTCGTCTCGGCGAAGAGGAGATGCGCGCCGCGCTGCGCGTGCCGCGCGCTCACCTGTTCGGGAGGTTGTCGCTCGGTGAGATGCGCGAGCGCGTGGTGGCCATGCAGAAGCGGTACCCGGAGCCACTGCTCGTCATCGTGGACTATGCGCAGATCCTGTTGGACGACATGACTGAGCGCCTCGCCTTCGCGACCATCATCGAGACGCTGCGCCGTATGATCGCTGACTTGATGTTCGTCGGACTGGTGACGAGTCAGACGAGTCGGTCTGGTGCCGAGCGGCTGCGCAGCAGCGAGAGCATGGGCAAGGAAACCGAGAGCGCTGGTGCCGAGAGCGCGCAGCTCGAGCGCGCCGCGGACTTGACGCTCACCCTGGGTGCCAAGGGCGAGGACGATGGCCACGGCTGGTGCGGCATCGACCTCAACGTCGGCAAGGCCCGCATGGCCACCGATGACCTGGTGGTTCCCCTGCGGTACCACGGAGCCTGGGGGCGGTTCTCGTGGGCCGGCGAGGCCGAGAAGGCTGGCGAGGTCAAGGCCAGGCGCGTCGTCGAGAAGGAGGAGAAGGCCAGGAAGGAGGGGGACGAGAGGGCCGAGAGGAAGGTGCTGGATCACCTCGGACGTGTGGGTGGTGCGGTCACACGTCGATCCGTTGAGGACGAGATCGGCGGTCGCCGAGACATGACCCGAGCTGCCATCTCCAGGCTCATCCGGTCTGGCCAGGTGGTGGAGATCGGGGAAAGTTCTCGTAAGGGATATTACCCTCCGATCGGGTTGCCAATGCCAGCGGCCCCAACGGCCCATGATAGGCCCGACATGGGCCCAAATCAGCGGGCCGTTCAGTCGGGCAAGAGCGGCCCCACCCCCCTTGTGGGGGTGGGCCGCTCTGCCTCTGAGACTGAAACGCCGCAAAGCACTTTCGGGACGTGGGCCGCTGAAGCTCGATGGTCTCCTACGGAAGAGCACAAGTCGTACGCTGTACGACATGGCCTCGACCTCGCTGCCCTGGCCAGCTCGTTCAGGCCAGGCCCCGGCCCGCTCGATGCTCAGTTCATGCTGGTCTTGGCGCGGGAGGTCGCCAGCAGGCCCGCCACGGGCAGGAAGCCGGACGACCCGTGGTGACCGGCGGCCGGAAAAATCTCGGCTTGACGGGCAAGCCAGAGGCCGGCATCGTTGCGTTCGTGCCGTACGGCAAGAAGCGCAGCGACTACTCGACTCGAGAGCCTCGTCGGTACTCGTCGGGTTCGATCAGCTCGCTTCGTAGGCCCGTTCCAGAGGCTGCCGTAGGCCAGCGCGGATTCCGCGTCGACGTCGGCGATGCCTCCGTCGAGCGCAAGCCACGAGTCACCGTCGGCGAAGCGGTCATCGAGAGCGATCACCGTCGAGACGCATACGAGATGCCGTCGAGAGTCGGGGCGACCGGTGGTCGCGCGGCCGCGGATACGCTGCAGGCGGCCGAGGCTCGTCGTCGATCGCGGCTCGCCGGTGGAACTCCGTCGCGCGTCGGTGCGACGAGGACTCGTCGCTGATGGCGATCATCCGCCAGCAGTTAGTCCACGCGGTCTGCGACACGTGCGGCGACGTGCTGCGCACGTTCGTCGACACGACGCTCACCGACGAGGAGATCCGCGCGGTGACCGAGCGCAACGGCGGACGGTCGGCAGCTGGACGCGACGCGTGCCCCAAGAAGGCATGCATCGCTGCGATCACACCAGGGACTCATGCCGCGCCGCCGCCATAGCGACCTCGACGCCGTCGTCGAGCGCGAGTCCGCGCAGCTCGCGGCCATCACCGAGCGTCTCGGCAAGCAGCTCGATCGCGCCCTCAGGCAGCTCGGTGACTCCACTGCCCCGCCCGACCTCGACTGGGTCCGGGCGTTTCGCGCGTACTCGATGGCTGTTGACGGGTTCGTGAAGTCGCAGGAGCGCGGCGACGAGCCGGACGTGGCGCCGGGCGCAGAGCAGCCGCTGTCGTCGGAGGAGTTCGACGAGGCACAGGACGAGATCTTCTCGCGGCGGGTGGCCGCGATGTCCGAGGAGCAGCTCTCGGCGCTTCTTCTCGAGAAACTGCGTGCCGAGCGGGGGAGCGAGTCATGAGCGACAAGATCGAGTTGCGCGAGTTGCCTGTCCGACTCTCGGATAGCGAGAAGCTGCAGTACGGCCGCGCGATAGCGCAGCTACTCGAGGACGACGCCGACGCTTATGCGGCCATGAAGGCGGCGCAGGCCGAGCACGCCGCGGCCAAGAAGGGGCGCGCCCTCGAGCTCGAGCGGCTGCGCGTGGCGATCCAGTCCGGTCGAGAGCTGCGCGCTGTGGAGGTGCGGCTCGAGCGTGACTGGGCGCGTGGCGTGGTGCGCGTCATCCGCACGGACACGATGGATGACGTCGAGCAACGGCCGATGACGATGCAGGAGCGCCAGCGTGAGCTCGAGGTGTCGTGAGGCACCGCGTGAGGGTGTCGTGGTCGCACCCGGTGCATGGCCGCGGCGAGAAGACGGTCACGGTCGAGGCGCCGAGCGAGAAGGAGGCCGAGATGCTGGCGTGGGACCGGCTCGCTCCCGACGGCGCGGTCGGCGGGGCACGAGCGTCTACGCGGGATGATCCGACGTGACCGAGTACACGGTCACCCATCGCTTCCTGAACGGCACTCTCGGCGGACGATGGACCGGCATGGACGTGCCGCCGCCGCCCGATGATGGCCTTGGCCGGTGGAGTCTCCAATCGTACGAGCCGGTCGTGGTCGACGGCAGGTGCATCATCACCGCGCTATGGATGAGGGATCGCACGTGATGTCGTGGGAGTACGACGAGCCACACCTCTGCTGGCATGCGCGCGACGCCGCCGGATTCCATCTCTGCGCACTCCCGAGGACCGTGGCGCCAAAGTCTTCCGTGCGCACGTTGCCAATCGGTGCTTGCGCGTGTGTGCTGTGCGTGGGCATCATGCAGGAGCAGATCGAAGCCAACACGCCGCGCTGAGGCGCGGCCACCAGGGAGCTCAGGGATGACGACGAAGACCGCAGTGGACGTGATGCACGCGCCGTGCGCTCGACTCGAGCAGGCGGCACGCGACGAGGGGTCGGCGCTGGTGACCGTGCTCCGCGAGCAGCTGGCCGCCATGCGCAGCGCGCGCGAGGAGGATGCGGTTCTGCTCGAGCAAGTCCGAGCGCAACGCGGCGAGATGACGTCCCAGCTCAAGGATGCGTCCTCGGAGATATCTCGTCTTCGCGACGAGCGCGATGCTCTTCTGAGGGAGCGTTCCGCGTTCGAGGATTCCAGGAAGGTCGCGCCGTGAGCGCCGAGGACTACGCGCGCGAGCGCGTCGCGCAACTCGAGATCGCTCGTGCCCAGGAGGAGCGGGAGGCGCTGCGCATCATCCGCGCGATGCATGACCGCGAGGTCTACATCGACGGCATGTTGGCCGGTTCGGCCATCGGAGTCGCGGCCATGGGCGTATTCGCATTACTGGCGGTCATGGTTGGGATGGTGATCTGGTGACCCCGCCCGACGACACTGGCGCGCCGGATGAGGACGAGGCGCCTACGCCTGGCGGGCCATGATCGGAGCCATGAGGGTCTACTGGCCGGACGGGTCACCTACCGACTACTGCGTCGAGGTGACCGATGACGGAATCGTGATGCGCGAGGCCGGCGAGTGGACCACGAATGCCGTCATGCCGGAGACCGCCGAGGCGATCGGCCGTGCGCTGCTAGCGGCGGCGGCCGCGTACAGGGCATCAACGCCCGGCGGCGGCGCCTTCGCGACCCGTGAGGACGCGCTGGTCGACGTCATGCGCGAGGCCGGAGAACTCGGCGTGGAGCTGCAGGTCGTCATGCACCAGGCCGACTGTCATGGCTTCGGCGACGAGGGCGCATGCACCTGCACGCCGGACATCACGAAGACGGGTGGTGCGGCATGACCGCCCACGACGCCAAGCCCGACCTCCGCGCGCTTTGCGAGGCCGCGCTCGAGGACGACCGGCGCGCGACGCCGGGGCCGTGGCGCGGTCAGTTCCGCTACGTGCATCTCGGTGACGGGCGCGCCATTGCGGATACGTACGCCATCGAAGGGAACGCCTCTTTCATCGCCTCCGCCCGCACCCGCGAGCCAAAGCTCGCCCGCGCGCTGAAGAGGATCGCGGAGATCTGCGACGAGCATGACTTCGACGCGTTCGAGCGAGTCGAGGCGATCAGGGAGGTGCTCGATGGCCAGTAAGCCAGGCGCGCCGCGCTGTTTCGTTTGCGAGGGCGGCGAGTCGTCATCCCTCTGCCGAGAGTGCGGCCGGTCCTACGACCAGGAGGCTCACGACGACGGTGGCCTCCTCGAGGCGATGGCATGGGCGGCGCGGCGCGCCTGGAGCTACGCGAGAAAGGAGGCCCGCCGTGGCCGATGACGTGCGGGAGCTGGCGAAGAAGACCGCAGGACGCTGCCCCTGTGGCACTGAATGCGATCTTGACGTATGCAGGCTCTCCCGCGCCTACCTTCGGCTGCTGCACGAGCGCGATGCACTGCTCGCCAAGGTCTCCGAGCTTCGAGAGGCCGCGTACGAGCTTGCTCAGGGAGAGGATCTGTAACCTGATGTTCGACGGCCAGGTCATCTACCGCCAGTACCAGGACGACGCCGACCGCTCGTACGTCTGCGCGTCGTGGATCAAGTCGCTGCGCTCGGACCGCTGGGCTGATGACAAGCCGGAGTCGCGCGACACGTACAACGGGCGTCTCATCGACCGGCTGCTTGCGGTGCCCGACACGCTCATCTTCATCGCGTGCCTCGCGGACGAGCCCGACACCATCGTCGGCTACTGCGTCGGCTCGCGCGTGAACGCCGGTGCTCGGTCGTCGGTGCTGCACTTCGTCTACGTCCGCAAGCAGCGGCGCCGCGAGGGCATCGCTCGTCGCCTCCTGCAGTGGTGCGACGTGAAGGAGAGCTCGGCGCTCGTCCACACGTTCCAGACGAGCGCCGTCAACTTCATCAAGCACCGGTTTCCGACGTCGGTGTACGTGGACCCCGAGAGCTTCCTCGAGTGACGACGCGCCCGTCCAATGCGCACGTTCGCCCGTCGTCGCCGAGCGCGCGCACGACGGTCCGCCTGTCGTACGAGCAGATGCTGGCCGACCCGGCGTCCGCGTCGCGCGTCCTTCGCGAGCGCTTCGTCGTGCTGGCGCTGGCCGAGATGCGTGAGTCATGGGACCGATGGCGCGATGCGTCCGAGCGCCGGACGCCGGCGAATCGCCTCCGTGTGCTGGCCGCCGACTTCCACGACAAGCAGCGGCACGCGCAGAAGGCGATCGGCACGCTGCGCGTGCTCGACGCCATCCTCGACGACCCCGACCTCTACGCCGGCATCACCGTCGACCAGATGCGCGCGGCGCGCGAGCAGCTCTACCCCAACCTGTCCGAGCTGGAGTACCGATGACGTACTGGGAAGCGTTCGACGTGCTCATCGTCATCGGCCTGTGTATCCTTGCCCTTCGCGAGACCCAAAGGAGATGACCATGAAGAACCTGCTACTTCCCGGCTTCGCCCTCTCGTTCATCATCGCCGTCGTGCTGGCCGCGTGTGCCGGCGTCCCCAAGAAGACGGACGGGTTCGGCTCGTCGCCGGATGGGACGTGCGACTGCCCGGCCGAGACGCGCCCGGCCCGCTGACCACCACACCAGACCAGGGAGAGGACCATGAGCAACAAGCGCATCGAGACAGGGCTCGTTGGAGATCCCAGCGACATCATCGACCGCCTGGCGGGCCCCGCACGCACGCGGACCCGCATCAAGACGATCGTCCCGCTTTACGACCGGCTTCTCGTCCGTCCGCTCGACGAGAACGGTCGAACGAAGGGCGGTCTCTACGTGCCCGAGGTCGCCAAGCAGAACAAGCAGTGGGCGCGCGGCGAGGTGATGGCGGCCGGCGCTGGCCGCGTGAACATGAACGGCGACGTCGCCCCGATGCTGCTCAAGGTCGGCGACCTCGTGCTCTACCCGCGCGCTGCTGGTAGCGCGATCCCGCTCGGCGACGAGGACGACGGCGCGCCGTTCATCCTGATCCGCGAGCCTGACGTGCTCGGGACGATCGAACTCGAGGAGGTCGGCGTGGTGTTCACGGCGGACGGGGAGGTGTCGTGATGTCGTTCACGCTAGACAGCATCGACCTCTCTGCCAAGAAGCTGGCGGACATCGCAGCGAAGCTGTGGCCGGAGCTGCCGCCCGTCCCTGTGCCGTCCATCTACGGCAACGCGGGACCCCGCTGCGCGTGCGGCCAGGCGATCCTGCGGTCGCGAAAGGAGTGCGATCGCTGCGCCGAGTGCACTCGAGTAGACGCCGCGCGAGCGGGGCGCATCGCCGCGCTGGGTCGCGTCGTCACGGGTAGCCAGTTCGTCCACAACACCCAGGGCGAGAACCAGCGGTTCGTGTTTCTCCGTCTCGCCCCGACCACCAACGAGATCGTCATCCGGCTCATCAACAGCCGAGGCGAGATGTCGCCGGAGACCACCATGAGCTGGGACTCGTTCGTGTGGGGCTGCATCGCGTTCGACCCCGTCCCCACGCACGAGCCCGATGCCGCGCCGCGCGGCCGCACCCGCCTCAAGCCGGGGGTGACGCTGTGAGCAACGCGACCCGCATGATTCGGCGCAACGCGCTGCGCGAGCTCAAGCGCCGTCTGAAGTGGACACGCGGCAAGTCGTTCGCGGAGGCGCTGCGCACGATGGACGTGGACCGCGTGGTCGCCGACCCGCGCGTCGGCGACCACGAGCTGGCGCTGCTATGCGCGGCCACCGCCGGGGGGATCTGATGATGCTGTTCATCGAGTTCAAGTCGCCGGTCAACATCACCGGATCGGCGACGAGCCCGAGTTGGTCGCGTGCTCGTTGTCCGGAGACGCACGTGCGCGAGGATGGCAACTGGTTCGTGTTCGAGACCCAGACGCAGCGGGGGCTGCACACGATCGCCGTCCACGTCACCAACGTGGCGTTCGTCCAGCGCGACTATCCGCTGGCGATCGGGCCGGTTCCCGGGCTGCCGCCCAAGAAGGCGGCGTGATGCGGGCCGCGCTGGACATCGTCGGCATCGTCGTGCTCGAGGCGATGTCGGCCGTGCTGTGGACGCTGGCGGTCGCGGCTCGGGGCGCGACCGAAGCGCTCTTTCTGCTCGTCGGCTCGCCCCCGGCGAGGTGACGAGTAGCTCGTGCCGCCGCCGACGCCGAAGCAGGTACAGGCCGCGCGGCGCGTTCTCGCTGAGAAGCGGCTGTCGGGCTCCCTCGGCGAGCAGATCCGCTCCCTCACCGACGAGTGGTCGCCGCCGGTCCGGGCGTTCTACGACGACCCGAGCCTGCAGGTCGCGGCGCTGAAAGGCCGCCGCGCCGGAGCCACGCGGGCCGGCGCGAAGCACCTCCTGCGGCGCCTGGCCACCACGCCGGGCGGCCGCTTCATGTACGTCATCGACACGCGTCCAGAGGCGCTGAAGCTGCTTTGGCACGGCAACCGCGGCGATGGGCTCTACCCGCTCACGCTGGCGCTCGGATGGCAGCAGAGCGGGTTCGCCAAGCTGAACGAGTCGCGCCTCGAGGTTCGCATCCCGTCGCTCGACTCGTGGCTGTGGCTCCACGGCGCCGATGACGAGGCCGGCGTCCGCAAGGCGCTCGGCGGCGCCTACCACGAGGCGTGGTGGGACGAGGCGCAGAAGATCCCGCCCAAGCTGGCGCCGGTCATCCGCGAGGTGTTCACTCCCGCCCTGCTCGACTTTGGCGGCCGGCTGCGTCTCTCCGGCACACCGGTGCGACAGATGGTGGGCCTGTTCTACGACATCACGCAACCGACCGAGAGCGCGCGGACGTCAGGGTGGTCGCTGCACCACTTCAACATCCTCGACAACCCCTACTTCGGCGCATCGCGTGACGAGCGCTGGCGCCGCGGCATCGTGAAGCTCGCCGATCGGCTAGGCGTCGCTGTCGACGCGCCGATCATCCTCCGCGAGGGGCTCGGCCAGTGGACGGCCGACGACGCCAACTTCATCTACGCCGTGCACCGCGTGCGGCGCGATCGCCTCTGCTACGCGCCGGCGCGCGTCGGCGAGAACGGTTTCCCGGACATCCGCGCCGCTCTCGACGACCTACCAGGCGACTGGCGCGAGTACGTCTTCGTCCTCGCCGGCGACATCGGGTGGGATGACCCGTTCGCGTTCGTCCTGTGGGCCTGGCACCCGCACGACCCGGTGCTACTCGAGGTCGCGTCGTGGCAGAAGTCGGAGCTCGATTCCGACGAGCAGGCGGCCACGCTGCGCTCGGTGATGGAGATCGTCCGGTGCAGCATCATCACGGCGGACGCCGCCGGACCGGCCAAGCCGAGCGTGAAGGGGTGGAGCAAGGACTTCGTCGCTCGCTACAACATCCCGGTCATCGAAGCCGAGAAGGCGAACAAGCGCGGCGCGATCAAGCAGTTCAACACGGACATGACGAACGGCCGCGTTCGGCTGCGGGCCGGCGGTGAGCTCCTGGCCAACATGCTCATCCTGCAGTGGTCGCCGCTCACAGATGCCCGCGGCCAGCAGGTGGAGGCGGCGGGGCACCACAAGTACACCCACGCCCCGGACGCGGGCCTCTATGGGCACCGCATGAGCTACCACTTCCGGGCGGCGCCGCCGCCGGTGAAACCGCAGCCCGGCTCTCCAGCATGGATGGCCGCCGAGGAAGCCGAGATGGAGGACTACGCCGATGGCTAGCGCGAAGAACCCGGGGCCGAGCACCGACGTGCTTGACGCCATTCACCTGCTCCTGTGGGCCCGCCGCGAGCGCGTGGCCATCGCCGAACTCTCGGTCGGCAACGTCCGGCTCTCGGTCGTCGACCTGCAGCTCGCCGGCGGACCGCCGCGCGTGCCGGACCGCTCGGACGCCGACTCGCTGTACCGCCAGTACGGCGGCGCCGTCATCGACAAGGTGCGTCGCGAGATCGCCGACGACGACACGTTCGAGGACGACGACGAAGTCGACGAGGGGCCCGGCGAACCGCAGGCTCGTGGGAAGGGTGGGGCAGTGCGAGCCCCCCGTCGCCGATGAGCATGGCAGCGTCCGGCCGCGGCCGGAAGTGTGGTAGTTGCACCCGTGGCACGGATGCCATACGGTCGATCTGTGCCCCCCGAATCGAACTCGACGTCGCGATGGTGGAGATCGAAGGGTGACGAGTCCGCTCGCGCGCTGTGCGGGTGGGCGGAGCGGCTGAGGTCGCGGCAGCGCGCCGAGGCGCTGCTTGACCGGCTGCACGAGGCGATCTACGAGGGGCGACCGCTGGGGAGCTCGTCGGACCACCCCGCGCTGCGTCACCTGGTGACGTCCGAGAGCGCGCCGGCGAACCTGAACGTCGCCCGCTCGATGGTCGACACCGTCTCGGCCCGCCTCACGAAGCGCCGGCCGATGCCGGTGATCAGCGCCGATGATGCGGAGTGGAAGGAGAAGCTGCACGCCAAGAAGGCGAGCCGCGTCATCCGTCGCAAGGTCGGCGGACGCGTCATCGAGCGCATCCGGCCCAGCGTGCTCCGGTCGTGCGTCGTCCGCGGCTCCGGCGTGGCCAAGGTCTACCGGGACGGCGGCGACGTGGCGCTCGAAGAGGTGCCGCGGAGCGAGATCATCGTCGACCCAATCGAGGCTCGGTACGGCTCGCCGCGGACGATGGCGATCGTGAAGCAGGTGAACCGCGACGTGCTCGCCGAGTGCTTCCCAGATCGCGCGAAGGTGATCATGTCGGCGCAGCGCCAGAGCCGCGACGAGTGGGCGTACTACGACGACGAGAGCGGATGGGGCTCGTGGGACGCCGACTCGCTGCGCGTCATCGAAGCGTGGCACCTCCCCAGCGGCCGCCGTGCCAAGGACGGCAAGCACCTGATCGCGATCGAGGGGACGTGGATCTGCGAAGAGGAGTGGAAGCGCCCGCGGTTCCCGCTGGCGTTCATGCATTGGAGCGCGCCGATCCGCGGCATCTTCGGGCACGGCCTGATCGAAGATCTGGTCGGTCTGCAGGCGAAGATCAACGACGTCGCGCGCGACTTCCAGGAGGCGCTGTACTGGGGTGGTGCCCTGAAGGTGTTCACGCAGCGCTCGTCGAACATCATCAAGTCGCACCTTCGCGCGCGGCAGCCCGCCGTCGTCGAGCACGACGGCCCCGCGCCGCAGTTCGTCGCGCCCGCCGGCGTGTTCACGCAGTACCTCGAGTATCTCGAGTGGCTCATCCGCAAGGCATTCGAGATCAGCGGTATCTCGCAGCTGTCGGCGTCGTCGAAGAACACGCTCGGCTCGAACGCCAGCGGCAAGGCGCTCGACACGATGATGGACATCGAGAGCGACCGCTTCGCCCCCGTGGAGCTCGGCCAGGCGCTGTGGGTGTGCGACGTGGCGCAGCTCATGATCGACGAGGCGAGATGCATCGCCGAGGACGAGTACGGTGACGAGGAGCCGGCGGCATGGATCAAGGAGATCGACTGGACGCGCGTCGACGTCGACAACGGTGACTATCGGCTCACCGTCGAGCCGATCAACTTCCTGCCCGACTCGCGGCAGGGGAAACTCGCATTCGTCGGCGAGCTCGCCAAGGCGGGGCTCCTGCAGGGCGGCGCCGAGCAGACGCTGGCGCTGTTCGACGAGCCCGACATCGCGCGCGCCAACCGTCATCTGCTCGGCCCGATCCGCAACATCGAGCGCGCCCTGAACGAGGTCGCCGACGTCGACGTCCCGCTCGCCGACACGCTGCCGGACCCGCACTGGAAGCTCGAGCTCGCGCTGTCCATGGGCCTCGGCGAGCTGAACTACGCCATGAGCGAGTCTGCGGACGAAGACGTGATCGAGCGCTATCGGGGGTGGGTGTCGCACACGGAGGGCCTCATCGCGAAGCGCCGCGCCGGCGAGGCCGCCATGGCGGGCCCGGCCATGGGCCCGATGGGCACACCGGCCCCGCCGCCGGCCCCGCCCGAGATGGGCCTGTCGGTCCCCGGGCTCGCGCCGCCGATGGCGGCACCCATGGTGGCGTGACCACGACCGCGTGGTTGTTGCGCCCGTGGCACGAATGCCATAGCCTGCATGCGTGCCCTCCGAAGCCGACTCGGACAACGATCAGGACGACGTCGCCATCGATGATGGCGGAGACGATGGCGACGTCGGCGAACACGTAATCCCGTCGTCGGGGCTCTCGCAGCAGCGCCCCGATCGGCAGTACAGCGCCAGGACGCGCGAACTGTTCAAGACCGCCAGCGCGGAGATCGCCAAGCAGCTCGCCGACGAGGAAGACGACCTCTACGGCTCCATGGGGGAGGAGGCCGACGAGCCACCGCCCCCGACTGCAGCGCAGGCTGCGCAGGTTCCTGCCGCGGCGGCGCCGGTTGCACCGGGCCAGGGTCAACCTCCGGCGCCTGCCGCGGCGCCTTCTCTGGATCCGGGCATCCTCGCCGAGCGCGAGCGCCTCTCCGCCGACCGCGCCGCGTTCGAGCAGGAGCGCCGGGCGTTCGCCGAGAAGGCCACGGCCGCGCCGCTCGATGCGTTCCGGTCCCGCTACTTCGAGAACTCGACCGCTGCGGTCAGCGACCTCCTGAAGGAAGTCACCGGCGTCACCGCCGACAACGATCTGCGCGACATCGTGTCCGACCTGATCGTCGACCTCTCGGCGAACGTACTCGGGCTCGGGATCGCGCCGGACGTGAAGGCCGCGACCGACTCGCGCCGCGCGATCCGCGCGCTGAACGCGCACAAGGCGGAGGTCAAACGCTCCGAGGAGCAGAGGGCCGTGAAGGAGCGCGAGCTCGCCGATCGCGAGCACGACCGCGGCATCATCTCGGCGATCGGCCGCGAGTTCGAGACGGCCAAGTCCGAGTTCCCACACCTCGCCGCCGAGGACGATCCCGGCGCGTTCGTGTGGGACGTGATCAAGGCGCGGCACGCGGCGACGGGCGAGCAGCTCGATTGGCGCGCCGCCGCCAAGCTCGCAGACGACAGTTTCAAGCGGTACGCCGACACGTGGGTCGCCAAGCGTCGGCATCTCATCACGCCGCCACCGGCAACGACCGGTGCGGCAGCAGCTGCGTCAACAGGGAACGGGTCCACCAGGGGTGGCGGGAACCAGGGAACCCGCCGGACCGTGACCAACGACATGGCCGCCGCCGCGCCAGCGCGCCCTGTGCCCACCGAGCCCGATCGGCCACTCACGAACGAGGAGCGCCGCGAACGGACGAAGGCACGAATGCGCGAGGTCTTCCGCAAACAGCAGCGTGACGGAGAGTCCGCCTAACCCCTGGCGACGTAAGGAGAGTGGACTGTGTCCACGCTGAATCTGTCCCTGTACGACCCGATGGTCAAAGACCACTACTCCGGCGAGGGGGTAGCGAATGCCGCGTTCCAGGGCAACGCGGCACTCGGAATGATAAAGAAATCCCGCAAGCGCCCCGGCGGCGGCAAGAAGTGGATCCAGCCGATCCAGTACGGCATGCCGGGCGGCGGATCGTCGACGTTCAGCGTCGCGATCACAAACGCGGTGGCGAACACCTCCGACTTCGAGGCGTTCGAGGTCACGCGCAAGAAGCACTACCGCCTCGCCAAGGTCGACAACGAGACGATCGAGGCTACCGCCGACGGCAACATCGACGCGTTCGAGCCGGCGTTCGACGAGTTCGATCGAGGCTTGGAGGCCGAGGGCAACTGGATCAACTTCCGGTTCTTCCGCGACTCCGGCGGCAGCTTCGCGCGGTCGACGACCGCGACGAACGTCGCCACCGCGGTGATGACGGTCGATGATCGCTCGGGGCTCTGGGCCATCAAGCCCGGCGACGTCGTCAAGCTGTCGCCGAACCAGGATGGCACCTCGCTGCGCACCGGTTCGCTTACCGTGCTCTCGGTGCAGCGCACGGCGGGCACCATCACCTTCACCGGCAACATCACGGCCGGAGTCGCCGCCGCGGTCAACACCGACTTCGTCTTCCTCGACGGCGATGCGACGCTCGCACCGTCGGGCCTGGCCGACTGGATCCCGTCCACGGCGCCGACCTCCACGGCGTACTACGGCGTGAACCGATCGCTCGAGCCCGAGATGCTCGGCGGCGTCCGCGTCGACGGCACCGACGGCCGCTCGGTGTTCGAGCTCATGATCGACATGCTCTCGGAGGCGGGCAACTTCGGCGCGAAGCCGAACACCTGGTGGATGCACCCGATCACCTTTGGGCAGGCTGCGAAGCAGCTCGAAGGCAAGTGGATGATCAATCAGGCCGCTGGCTACGACGGCAAGAAGATGGCGAGCATCGGGTACAGCGGGTACTCGATCAACATCGACGGTGTCGAGGGCACGGTCTACACGGACCGCATGATGCCCCTCAACCGCATCTACGCGCTCACGTGGGACACGTGGGTGATGTTCAGCGCCGGACCGGCGCCGAACTTCCTGCAGAAGCGGGCGGGGTCGATCATCAAGGTCTCGGAGGGCTCGGACGATTACGAGGCCAGGATCGGGTGCTACATGAACTTCTCGTGCAAGTGGCCGGGCGGAAACGTCGTCGGCCTCAAGAACGCGTGAGGGGAGGCCGCTCATGAAGCGAAGCAAGTTCCAGGTCAAGAGCCCTCACCGCGAGGCTTGCCCCGTGTTCGGTCGCGTCGTGGGCGCCGGTGCCGCCGCGCCGACGGTCCCGGCCGACACCACCGGCGACAACAACGTCGTCTCGACGAGCCGATCGGGCGTGGGCGCCTACCTGCTCACGTTCAGCCCCGAGGTCGCGCTTCCCAAGCTGCTCATCCCAGCCGTGGAGAACGTCGGCCCCACCGGCGAGGCGCACGTGTCGTCGTACACAGCGCCCACGGCGACCTCGGGGGCTATCCTCGGCATCCGGTTCTCGACGGACGCCGGCGTCGCCGCCGACATGACCACGGGCGACACGCTGTTCATCGAGCTCTACGGACGGGACTCGCTGGCCTAACCCATGGCGCGCACCATCACCCTGGCGGATCTGCGCAACGGCATTCGCCGCCGGGGCGGGTGGATCAACTCGCGCCGCGTCACCACCGCGTTCCTGAACGACGTCATCAACTCGGCCATCTCCGAGGTGTGGGACATCCTCACCGGGAAGTGGGCAGACTACTACTCGTCGGAGGCAACGCTCGCGACGGTCATCGGGACCGATTCCATCGCGCTGCCGTCGACGTTCTACAAGCTCCGCAAGCTCGAGATGCTGTGGTCGGCGCCGAGCGAGTATGTTCGGCTTCGGCCCCACGATCTCGAGGCATCGCATATCTACCGTCGCGGCTCCGGGCGCGCGCTGCGGTACCGGATCCAGGGCGCGCAACTGCGCTTCGCGCCGACCCCGTCGGCGGTCGAGAACCTGCGGCTCACGTTCATCCCGTGGGCGACGGTGCTCACCGCCGACGGCGACACCTTCGATGGCATCAACGGCTACGAAGAGCTGGTGATGCAGATCAGCAAGATGCGCGTCGAGGAGGAACTGAAGCTCGACACGCTCGGCTCCGAGAAGGAGATCGAGCGCATGAAAACGCGCATCCGCACTGCCGCCGACGGGCGCGACGCCGCCGAGCCGTTCTACCTCGATCCTCGTGGGCCGCGCTCGGTCCACGATGACGAGGATGCGTGGCTCTGAGCCGGCGCAACCCGCCGCGTCCGAAGCCGGCGCTGGTCGGGCGCCAGACCGGCGACGCACAGCAGGATCCGGCCATCCTCGCGCTGCAGGAAGCCGTGCGTCGGCTCGAGCGCCGCGAGGAGCCTAATCCGTTCGTGCTCACGATCCTCCCCATCCCGGCGGCCGCGGCCGCGGTCCAGATCGACGCCGCCGGCGAGCTCGCCTCGAACGAGCAGGCGAATCCGATCGTCGACCTCTGGGTCACGAACCTGCACACCTCGGGCACCGAGAGTCACGGTCCCCGGTTCGTGCAGATGCCGGCCGCTCTCGGCGGCATCGCGAGCGGGGCCCCCATCCACTTCACGAACGGGCGAGGGATCGGATCCGCCGGCGGCGCCTGCTCGTTCTACACGGACGTGCCCCCCGTCGAGCGCGGCAAGCGCATCCGATCGATCAGCGCCCGACTCGACCTCGGAGTCACCGCCGGCACGACGCAGATCGACGTGAAGCATCGCCAGGCGGTCCCGGTCACGATCGGCACCGCGAGCACCACCAGCACCGCGGGAGGCATCCACGACCTCACCGTCACGTTCGCCGGCCCGACTTTCCTCCCGGTCGTCGCCGGCGACAGCTGGGTCATCTTCGTCCAGCTGCCGCGGTCGCAGGACTCCCTCGAAACGATCACCGTCGAGTACGACGCCGCGTAGGAGACGCCCATGCCTCAGTCGCCCACGCCAAACATGCTCCTCGTCTCCCCCACGCCGGGCTCCGACCCGAATGCGTGGGGAACGATCCTGAACACGCTGCACGCTCTCGTCGACTCGCACACGCACCTCCCCGGTGCTGGCGTCAAGGTGCCGGTCGGCGCCCTGCAGTGGGACGCCGACCTGATCGCCGCGTTCGCGGGCACGGCCTACGCGCTCACGGGCACGAAGGCCATCGACTTCACGCCGACGTCGCAGGCGTCGGTGGCGGCGTACTCGAGCGCGGTGTTCACCGACAGCGCCGACAACAACCTCAAGTTCCGCAACAGCGCCGGGCAGATCGTCCGCATCACCAACGGCGCAACGCTCGACGTCACGTCCGTGGGAGGGTTCGGGGGCGACTACGCGTCAGCGGGCGCCGAGGCCGGATTCACGGACGGGGCGGACACCTACTATTTCAAGCAGCAGGTCGGGGCGGCGGTCCGCCAGTTCGCGCGCATGCAGAGCGCCGACGTCGACCTCTACGAGTACAAGGCGCACCCCGCAGCCGGCGTGCCGACGAACCGCGTGCGGTTGCAATCCCCCGCCGCGCTCGCTGCCAGCTACGCGCTCACGCTCTTGCCGGCGCTGCCCGCCACAACCCGGCCGCTCTACGTCACCGCGGCGGGACTGATCCTGTCGTCGGTCGACGAGATCCTCGACATCAGTCCGATGTCCGGGTTCGGCAACAGCGCTGGAATCACGTCTCCTGCCGTCGGGTCGTTCGCCGTGAGCGGCGGCGGCGGTGGAGCGGTCGACTGGTTCGTCCCGTTCCAACTGCCCATCGGGGCCCGCATCAAGACGGTGACCTGGTACTACAAGCGCGGCGCTGGGACGCTCACGTTCTCGCTGCGCGCTAAGACGCTCACGACCGGCGTGGACGCCGACGTTGGGACGCCGCCGACGTCGGCGGCAGGGACCGCATACACGAACATCTCGCAGACCAGCATCAACAAGACGGTGGTGGTGACGGAGTCGCTTTACCTCCGCTGGTCCTACTCGGTCGCCGATCCCGGCAACCACCTGCACGCGGTGCAGCTCACCTACGATCGGGGTGCCTGAGTGGCGAGCCGCTACCAGGAGGTCCGCCTCCCCATCCCGTTCGGCGGCGGCGTCGATACGCAGTCGGACGAGAAGGCGGTGTCCCCCGTCCAGCTGCTGGATCTGCAGAACGGGGTGTTCGACCGCGCGACCTCCATCGTGAAGCGCAACGGCTACGAGGCACTCGGGCGCGATGTAGACGGGACGCCCGGCATCGGGTACGAGGCGCCGGATGCGCTCGCGGCACGCGACGACGAGCTCGTCCTGTTCGCCAACGGGCGTGCCTACAGCCACCGCACCGAGATCGACACGTGGAGCGACTCCGGGCCGGCGGCATGCGCTGTCGCCACGGAGATCCCGCTCGTTCGGACGGGCACCGTGCAGTCGCAGCCAGACGAGGCGGCGAACCAGGGCGCCACGCTGGTCGCATGGGAGGACAGCCGGGGCGGCGTGTGGTGGTCGCTCCTCGAGGAGGCCACCGGGCGCATCCTGCGCCCGGCCACGCAGATCGACGCGTCCGGGCAGCGCCCGCGGTGCGTCGCCGTCGGCACGATGCTCCACCTGCTGTGGGCCCGTCCGACCGGCGACCTCATGATCGCGGTGGTCTCCCCGTTCGACACGTCGTGGGTGGTCTCGCCGTCCATCCTCTCGGGCGACCTCAGCATCGGCAACCCGTCGTTCGATGCCATCCCGACGGACCAGTTCGCTGACTCGGGGCTCGTGACGTGGGCGACCGTGGACGGGTACCGCCTCGGCTACCTCGACGTGTCCGGCGTGCTCGGCTCTCCGGCGACGGGCCATCCTTCGGTGGTCGCCGTCACCGGCATCGTCGTCGACGTGGGTCCTGTGCTCGACGCGAACGAGGACAACATCGTGACGCTCGCCCACACCGCGAGCACGCTGTCGACCGACATCGCGTGGTGGGACACCACCACGCTCGCCGACAGCTCCGGCAGCGCCGTTGCAGAGACGGCCACAGTTGCGCGCCTGGCCGTCTGCCTATCGGACGCCGGCTTCGCGACCGCGTGGCGCGAGTACACCGCCGCATCGAACCGGGACCATCGGGTGCTCGTCATCGGAGGGGTTGAGGGTGTCTTTGCGGAGATCGCCTCGCAGCGGGGGGCCGGCATCGCCTCTCGCGCTTTCCTCGACGACAACGTCGCGCACTGCTGGCTGGTCCACGACGTGACGTTCTTCGCCGTCTACCTGTGCCTCCGCGTCACCTCCGCCGGCGAGACGCTCATCGTGTCACGAACGATGCCGGGCATCGCCACGGGACTGCCGACGCGCTCGCACTGCCCATCGGTGCGCTCGAGCGGCCGCGTGCACAGCTCGGCGCTCACGTACCACGAGCAGATCGACACCCCGACCGGCGTGCAGCGCGGCGAGTCCGCCATTCGCCGCGTCGTGCTCGACTTCGACCATCCAGCCAGCTTCCAGTCGGCGCAGATCGGCCGCGGTCTCTACCTCGCCGCCGCGGCGCCACTGCACTACGACGGCGACCGCTGGTCGGAGTGGGGGTGGCACTACGGGCCCGACGACGTCGCCGATCCGCTGGTGGGCTCCGGTGGCGCCATGACGCCGCTTGCAACGTACCTGTACGTTTACACCTACGAGGAGATCGACGCACAGGGGGAGATCCATCAGGGACCCACGTCGGCCGGTTCGATCGTCACCATGGGTGCATCCGACACGTCGACGGCGCACGTGGTCCCGACGTACCGAGCGACGTCGAAGCGTCGCGCGCGCATCGGGGTATGGCGCTCGGCGCCAGACGACTCGACCGTGCTCCGTCGGGTCTCGTCGGTGGATCCGACGGCCATCGGCGCCAACGGGTACGTGCTGAACGATCCGACCGTCGACACGGTCGCGTTCGTCGACGAGATGAGCGACCTCGAGTGGGCGGCGCAGGAGCCTCTCTACACGAACGGCGGCGTCATCTCCAACGAGCCAACCAGCGTCGGCGGCGGCGCCCTGGCAGTGGGCAAGGGGAGGCTGTTCTGGACCGATCCGGCCGACCCGAACCTGGTGCGCTACTCGCAGCAGCTGCGCGAGGGGTACGCCGTGGAGATGGCTGCCCCGCTCTTCCAGCGCGTGGACCCATACGGCGGCGACATCGTTGGGATCTCCGTACTTGATGACGTGGTCATCGTGTTCAAGGAGACAGCCATCTTCGCGTTCGGCGGCCCCGGTCCGCTCGCCGATCCGACGGTCGAGACGAACGCGTTCTCGTTCACCCCGTCGCAACTCGTCACCAGCGACGTCGGCCTGGAGAGCGTCGGCACCATCGGCTACACGCCGGTCGGCCTCGTGTTCCAGACTGGCAAGGGGATCTACCTGCTTGACCGCTCGCGACAGGTGAGCAAGGTCGGCGCCCCCGTCGACGCCTACGCCGCGCAGCCGCTCACGCGCGCTGTGCTGCTGCCCGACCGCAGTCAGATCGTGTTCCTGTCGTCCGAGGGCCGGACGCTGCTGTGGGACTACGAGCACAATCAGTGGTCCACGTTCACTAACCACACGGGGTGGGACGCGATCGTCGTCAATCGCGCGTTCTACTACCTGCGCACCGACGAGCGCGTGTTCAAGGAGACGATCGGCGTCTACGCGGACGACAACCTGCAGATCAAGCTCCTCCTGGACACCGCGTGGATCAAGCTCGCCGGCTACCTGCAGGGGTGGCAGCAGGTTCACGAAGCGCACTTCCTCGGCCGCTTCGTTTCCGACCACACGCTGCGCGTGCACGTGCAGCTCGATTACGAGGACGGCTGGGGTGAGCCGTTCGACCTCGACGTGACCGCCGACTACAACGCGATCGGCTACGGAGAGGGCAACTACGGGGCGGGCCCGTACGGACTGGACGTGGCGACGTCGACGGTCTACCAGCGCGTCATCCATATCGGCGAGCAGTGCGAGTCCATCCGGTTCCGACTCGAGGACATCGAGCCGACCGTGGCGCGCGGCGCGTCATTCGAGCTGACCGAACTTCTGCTCACGGGTGCTATCCTCGCAGCGTCGTTCCGCCTACCCGAGAGCCGTAGGAGCTGACCATGCCTGTCACAGCCAGCAGCCAAGCATCCCCGCTCGATCAGCTCCTCGGGACGGGGCGCTACACGCAGCAGCTCGAGCACGGGCCGCAGCTGCGCGATCAGATCCAGCAGCGCCTAGGCGCCTCCACGGGGCGGACCGCGCCGCAGGCGACCGGCGTCCAGAGCGTCAACGGGTCCGCCATCGACCAGCGCGCTCAGATGCAATTCCGCGGCGGCGAACAGATGCAGGCCGACCGTCTCCAGGCGATCGCCGCTGGCGCACAGAAGGGCCCGGGCGAGCTGGCCGTGAACCGGCAGATCCAGGGAGCGCTGGCGAACCAGCAGGCGCAGGCCGGCATGGCGCGCGGCTCGAGCGCCGGGTTCGGGTCGCTCGCCGCCGCGCGTGGCGCGCAGCAGATCGGCGTCACCGGGGCCGGGATGGCAGGCGAGCAGGCCATGCGCGATCGGATGGCCGCCGAGCAGCAGCTCACCGGCGTCCTGGGACAGGGGCGCTCGGCTGACATCGGACTCGCGACGTCGCAGGCTGGGCTGAACCAGCAGGCAGCGCTAGCGAACCAGCAGGCGCAGCAGAACACGCAGCTCGCCAACCTGCAGGCGCGGCTCGCGCAGAGCGGCATGGACGACCAGGCGCAGCTCGCCTACATGCAGCAGTTGACCGGCATGGATCTCGCCGAACTCCAGGCGCGCATGGAGGCCGGCAAGCGTGAGAGCTCGGCCTACGGCGGTCTCCTGTCCGGTGCCGCACAGGGCATCGGGGCGATGTTCATGTCCGATCGGAACCTGAAGACGGAGATCCGAGCGGCAGATCGCGACGTCGACGAGATGCTCGGCGCCCTGCGCCCGTACTCGTACCGGTACCGCGATGAGAAGCACGGCGCCGGCGCGCGCATCGGCATCATGGCGCAGGATCTCGAGCGCTCTTCGCGTGGTCGCGAGCTGGTTCGCGAGACCCCAGAGGGCAAGGGGGTCGACCTGAACCGCGCCGTGTCGGCGGCGCTGGCGTCGGCGGCCAGGCTGCACGAGCGCGTGTCCACCCTGGAGTCCAAGTAGGTGGCACGGGTCATCTCAGAGGGTCCGGGGTCGCAGACGATCCAGACCGACGACGGGCAGATCGTCGTCATCCCGACCGGCATCTCCAACATCGGTGGTGCGCCTCCGCCGCCGCCCGGCGCTCTGCCGCAGGGGGTTCTCGACTTCCTGTCGCCGCCAGGCGACATCCCGTCGTTCACCCCGGGCGAGCTGCAACCGCCGCCCCCCACGTCGGGGCCGTTCCCTGGGCGCGTCGCCGCCGCCGGAGGCGCCTCCCCTGGTCCTGCGCCATTCGACACGGGGCCGCTGCCGAGCCGGGTGGCTGCCGCCGTCGGTCGTGCGCCATCCCCTGAGCCGGCTCCTGCCGCGCCCGCGCTGCTGCGGCTGCCGTCGGTCGCACAGACCGCCGAGGCCGGAGCCGAGGGGCTCGGACTGCAGGAGCAGGCAGCGCTCGACGTCAACAAAGTGGAGCAGCAGCAGCTCGCCGCCACGGGTGAGGCCATCAAGACCGGCGCGCAGCGGCGCGTAGCGGTGGCCGACGCTGCCGAGCGCGCTCGGCAGGCGGACCTGCTCGAGCTCGAAAAGAGGACGCTCGATCTCGACAAGGAGATCACCGAGAACGCGTCGAAGTCCGTCGACCCCCAGCGGCGATGGAAGAGCCTGGGGACGATGAACCAGGTGGCCATCGGGATCGCGGCGGCGCTTGCTGGGATGGGCAACGCGCTCGCCGGACAGGGCGGCCCCAACCCGGTCATGGAGCAGCTCCGACAGACGATGGAGGATGACATCCGCGCGCAGATGGCCGACCGCGAGGACCGGGCGCAGCGCATCGGCATGCGCGGGCAGCAGATCGACCGGTATCGCAACCTGGCCGGCGATCGCGTGGCCGGGTTCAATGCTCGGATGGCAGAGGAGATGGAGCGCCAGGCAAGGGACCTCGAGTCCCTCGCCGCGACGTACGGCAGCGAGAAGGCCAAGGCCAACGCGCTGAACATCGCCGGCCAGTTCCGCCAGCGCAAGGCGGAGTACGTCGCTGGCGCCGCGCAGACGCAGTGGGACCGCGACCTCGCTGCCGCGAAGCAGGCGGAGGACGTGCGCCACAGCCGAGCGGCAGAGCGCCTGCAGGGATGGAGCATCGCCGAGAACAAGCGGCAGGCGGATCAGGATCTCAAGTACAAGTACGACGCGCTGAAGATCGACGCCGCGAAGCTCGATGCCGCGGGGCGCGCCGACGAAGCGAAGGCTCTGCGCGCTGCGGGCGAGCAGGCATACAAGCTCGAGATCCCCAACACGAAGACGAAGAGCGGATCTCCGGTGATGGGGCGATCCGAGAAGGAGGCGCAGGATCTCCGCTCGACGCAGGCCGGCGTCGAGTCCGGCGCGCGCGCCATCGACGAGATCGTCAACGTGCTGCGCACCGTCGGGCCGCAGACGGATCTCGCGGAGAGCCCCGAGTGGCAGCGTCTCAAGAGCAACGAGGGCGCCATCGTCTCAGCCATCAATCAGGCCATGCTCGGCGGCGTCGTCCGCGAGGGCGACATCCAGTTCATCCGCAAGACGTTCGAGGGCGGCAACCTCAGCGGCGTCGAGGCGATGATTCGCGCTGGTCTCGGCACCACGGCCGAGCACGGTCTGCTGAACACGCGCGGCGTGCTCGAGCACGGGTTCAGCGACAGGCTCCGGTCGCAGGACAAGGACGCTGAACCGTACACGGTGCCGCCGCTCTACGGGCTGACTCCGACGCCGGAGTCGGAGTCGGGCAAGAGCCGGGCGGCGGTGGTGGCGGAGAAGACCCCTGCGGAGATCGCCGCTGGCGGCAAGCGCACCGCTGCTGGCGAACTGCTCGCGAACAGCCCCGGCGGCGTCGTCGCCCGGGTGGCCAGCAAGGCGCTCTTTGGATCGTCGAAGGGCCCCGAGGAAGCGGCGCGGGCGGCGGAGGAGCAGAGCGGTTTCACGTTGCCGACCGTGACCGAGTCGCAGGAGAAGGAGCTCCTGCAGCTCGGCCAGCGCGCGGCGCACGGTGACACCGACGCTCGGTCGGCGCTGGCGTCGGTCGGCGCGTCGGGTCGGCCGGGCCTGGCACAGGGTGCGCTGTTCGCCGCCGCCGAAAATGGCGACGTGGTGCTCGTCGACGAGATGATCAAGGCGCTGCCGCCGGAGATCGCGAAGCAGGAGGCGATCGGCGCCCGCGCGCGCTCGGTGGCGATCGGCGCCCAGGTCGGGAACATCGCGGCGCAGGCGAGCGGAGGAGACGTCGAGGCGCAGAAGGCGCTGATGTCCATGACGCAGTCCGCCGACAAGGACATCAAGGCGGCGGCCACGCGCGAACTGGCGAACATCGCCGCGCGCCGCCGGGGGAAGTAGCCGCATGCCGTCGATGCGCGATCCGGCGACCGGCCAGGTCGTCGAGGTCCCGGCCGAGCAGGTAGAGCAGGCGATCCGCGCTGGCTTCCATGCCGAGACGCGGACCGAGTCGTTCGCCAGGTCGGAGGCGCTGCGCGAGGACGAATCGACGCAGGGCGTCGGTGCCGGGATCGACGCGCTCATCGCCGGCGGGCTCCGCGGCGCCACGCTGGGCGGGTCCGATGCCGCCACCCGGCTGCTCGGCACGGCGGAGGACGTCGAGCGGCTGGCGGAGCTCCGTCGGGCGCGCCCCATTCTGTCGCTCACAGGCGAGGTGATCGGCGGCGTCGGTGCCGCGATCGCCACCGGAGGGACCGGGGCGCTCGGCACCGCGGCGCGGCTCACACCTGCGGGGGCAGTGTCGAGCGTCGGCGCGCGCATCCTAGGCGCCTCCGAGGGCGCTGGGACGTTGGCGCGGGTGGCGACCGGGGTTGCCGGCGGCGCGGTCGAGGGCGCCGCGGGCGGGGCGGGGAGCTACCTCACGGAGGTCGCCCTCGAGGACAAGCCCCTGGCGGCGGAGTCGTTCCTCGCGTCCGCCAAGGGTGGGGCTCTGTGGGGCGGCCTCGCCGGCGGTGTGCTCACGGCCGGGGAGCGCGCGCTGGTGTCGGCGCGCCGGCTGTTCCCGCATGCGACAGCTACCCGCGAAGCTGCAGCGTCCGCCGAGCGCGCCGCGGTCGACGAGGTCGACGCCGCGCTGCGCGATGGCGACGTACTCGAGGCGGCGGCGGACCGGCGCATCGCGGAGATCGCCGCCGAGAGGCGCGTGGCAGATCCGGCCGTGGATGCCGCGCTGCGCCGGGCTGAGGTCGCGCCGCCGGCAGCCCCTCCGATCGCGGCCGGCCGGGACCTGTCGCCGGACGAGGTCGGCTCGCTCATCTCTGGGCGCGGCCGCGTTCGCGGCGGCCGGGTGGTCCCGCGCGCAGAGGCGGACGCAGAGCTGGACATCGTGCATGCGGCGACCGGCCCCGGCAAGGCGCCGCCGCCGGCCGCAGATGACCTCGAAGCCATGCTCCGGCAGACGCAGGAGCGGCTGTCCGGCGGTGAGTCGCTGGGCCAGATCAGCGGGGCCCCGGCGCGCCCGGAGCTTCCGGTCAAGCCGCAGCCGGCGAAGGCGCCGCGCAAGCTCGTGGCTGTCGAGAACGTCGCGCCTCCGAACAGCGGCAAGGTGGAACTCGCCGACGTCGCCGCCGAGCGCAAGCCGCAGATCGACTCCGACCTAACGTCGATGTTCAAGCGGCCGACCACTCTCGACGACATCACCGCGGCGTACCGACCGCCAGAGGGGTTCACGGTCAGGTTCGACAACGCTGGCCCCGCCGCCGGGGCGCGCGGCGGCGTCCACGTCGCCGGCGACATCATCGCCCCCGACGGCAACGTCGCCGGCTTCGTCTCGCGCACGTTCCGCCGCGGCGACGACGGAGCCCTTGAGGTGATCCACGGAGATCTGCAGCTCTACCCGGGCTACTGGGACAAGGGCGTCGGCCCCGTCATCTCGCGCTCGAGCCTGGAGAACTACCAGAAGCTCGGGGTGGACCGGATCGAGATCCCGAGTGCCATGTTCATCGGTCGCTATTATTGGCTCAAGCAGGGGTACAAGCCGGCGACGGAAGACGTGCCTCTGCTGCTCGACAAGTTCCGCTCCTGGATCAAGAAGGACCCCGAGCTCGCACCGCAGGTCGTTAAGCTGATGAGCGATGCTCGCCGCGAGCTGAACCGGCCGGGCGGGTTCGCTCGACTCGCCGCCGGCGAGCGGCCGATCGGAAAGCAGTTCCTGCTCGCCGAGGACAACGGCATCGACTCGTTTGCGCTGTCGGTGAAGGTGAAGCCCGGCGACAAGTGGTACGAGGCGGTCCGCAAGAGCGTCGGGCTCGGCGACTCCACGGCGCCCGAGCTCAACGTCATCAGGGGCGGGGGCGGCGCGCCGACGCGGCTCGAGCAGGAGCTCGCTGGCACGCTGCAGCACGTGCAGGCCGGCGGGTCGCTCGGCGCCGCGCCGCATATCGCGAAGCGCCAGGCGCTCGACGCCATGGACGAGATCGTGGCGAAGCTGGACCCGGAGGCCCGGGTGCTCGTCGACGCCAAGCGCGATCTCCGCATGTCCGCGGCGGAGATCCGCGACTGGATCGAGGGCACGCGGCGCCGCGGCGGCGCGAATACCCTGTCGGCGGCCCCGCGCCGCGGCATCGGCGCCGTGCCGACCGCGGCGGAGGCAGCCGTCCCGACCGCAGTCCCCGCGCCGGTGACGGCCGACGAGGCGATCGGGGCGGCGCTGCGCAAGGCGGAGCCCCGACTGGACGAGGAGGCCGCCGACGTCGCCGAGGTGCTCGGCACGCACGAGGCGACGAACGCCAACCTGGTGGACGCGCTCGGCGAGCGCGCGCCGCCGGGGGCGAAGCGGCGCGCGGCCGGCTACCGCGAAGCCGAGGGCAGCGCCTCCGCGCGCACGGCGCAGGCGACCGCGGAGGCCGCCGACGACGTCGCCAGGAAGACCGGCGGCGACCCGGGGCTCATGGGGCGCGTCGCCGACCTCGGGGCCGCCTACGAGGTGATGCGAGCCCTTGGCGTGCCGCTGCCGAGCCCAAGTCGGATCCCGGTGATCGGCCCCGTGCTCGGGCTGTACCTCAAGGCGCGCGCGGCCTCGTCGGTGTTCCGCCGGCTCGGCGGCCGCATCCCGAAGTCGGCCGAGGCGATCATCGCGGCGCACGGCGCCGAGGTGCGCAACCGCGTGGCGCGAGCCGTAGACGGGATGATGACCGTCGGGACGCGCGGCGCCCGCACGGCGCGCGCCGTCGGCGCGCCGAAGTGGTCAGGCGTGCTGTCGCAGCGGCTGTTCGATGACGGGGCTCCGACGCCACAGCGCAAGAACGCCACCGATGCGGATCTGGTGCAGGACCGCGTGGCAGAGCTCGCCCGCGCGGCGGCGCCGGGGGCCGTCCGTGACGTCGTTCGCTCGCGGTTCCCGCTGGCCGATCCGGCGCTGATCGACGAGATGACCGCGGCGCTCGAGCGCCGCCTGGCCTACCTCGCCAAGAACGCCCCCAAGACCCCCGTGACGGCCACCATGCTGCGTGGCGGCCGCTCCGACTGGCGCCCGAGCAGGATGGAGATCCTGCAGTTCGCGCGGCGCGTCGAGGCGTCGGCGGACCCGGCGGCCGTGCTCGAGCGAGCCGCGGTGACCGGCGAGATCTCCGTCGAGGCGGCGGAGACGATCCGCGCCGTCTACCCCAGGCTGTTCGTGGACGCTCAGATGCGGCTGGTCGAACGCGCCGGCGAGCTCAAGAAGACGCTGCCGTACTCGCGCCGCGTCATGCTGTCGGTGCTGTTCGACGTCCCGCTCGACGGCACCACCGAGCCGGAGTACGTCGCCTCGCTGCAGAACGCGTTTGCGCCGACGCCGCCGCCAGCCCCGCCGGCGGGCGCGGCGCCTCCGACACCTTCGATGTCCGGAGATGTCCGGGCAAGTGACCGCGCTATGATGCGTATGGACCGATAGGAGCCAACCATGTCAGCGATCGACGCCCACAAGAGCGACATTGTCCCCGGCTTCGTCACGGGCGCGCTGTCCAGCTCCACCACGTACTACTTCCCGGTCAACTCCGGCGGAGCTCTCGTCGAGAGCGTTCAGCTGATCTGGGACGCTGCGATCGTCATCACGGCAGCGCAGATCGAGGATACCAACACCGTCATCCCGTCAATGACCGCGGCGGGGGTGGCCGGCGAGTGGATCCCGGAGAACCCGACCAGCGGCGCCTACGTCGCGACAGAGGGAGCTGGCGTCACCGTCACCAACGCGACCGTGGCGGTTGCCGGCGGCGCCCTCGGCGGGGCGATCTGGCACCTCGGCAACATCGGAAGCAGACGCTGCCGGCTGCGCCTCGACATCGGCGGGACCGGCGGCCGCGTGCAGGTGTTCGTCCATGCCAAGGAGTAACCCCGTGAGAGACATCGACATGCAGCCGTGATCGGGCCGCGCATCGGCCCCGCCATCGGCCCGCGGTTCGGGCCGGCGATGGGCCTGTCGGCGGACCAGATCCGCTCGGCAACGTCGCCGCCGGTCGTGGCGCAGCTCGAGCCGCTCACCGGCGCCCAGCTGACAACGATGCTCGGGTTCGGCCACGAGTCGATCTGGAAGAACCTGTGGCTGTTCAACGAGGCTGCGGCCCCGATGAACCCGTCCATCGGGGCTGCCAACATGACGACGCTGGCCGGGACGCCGACGTACGGCGCGGCGGGCCCGCTCGACTCGTTCGATAAGGGCGTGTCGTTCACCGATGGCCAGGTGGCGCAGGCTGCCACCGGCAATGGTGGTGTCACGTTCGGCGCGAACCACTGGGCAGTCCTGATCGAGGTATCGACGCTCACGCTGCCCGGCGGCAACCGATTCATCGTCGGACACGATGGCGTCGAGGACTGCTTCGTGCAGTTCATGCAGACCACCGGGCAGATCCGCGGCGTCGTGGTCGGCGGCACCATCGGGACGCAGACGTGCTCGGTGGCGGTGAACCACGCGGGCGCGACCAGTCACACGATCCTGTTCGTCGGGATCATCGGCGCCAACATGCGCATCGCCAGCGAGCTCGGGATCTCCGGCTCGACGAGCATCGCCGCAGAAGCCGCGTTCGACTTCGCGAGCACGTGGCGCATCGGCGGCTCGAACGCGTGGAACGGCGTCATCGCCCTCAACGCGGTCGCGATCAGCGACGGCTCCACGCTGCAGAATAACGCGATCATCGACCTGTTCAACAATCAGGCTGCGTGCATCACCAACTACCGGACCGCCACGGGGAGATGATCATGAAGCGATTCCTGTGGCCCGTCGTCATCCTCATCATCGCCGCCGGGATCGCCGACGTCGCGGTGTCGTACTGGCCAGCGGCGACGCTGCCGCGCGTGCAGGCGCTGATCCCCAACCCCGGAGGCACGTACACGCCGCAGTGCCCTGGCATGTCCCTGGCGTCGGCGTGGACGCGCCACAACATCCACAACGCGATCCTGGGGACCGACGGCGTCAAGACATTCGACTTCGACAGCGATGGAGATCAGGACGTCGTGGGACCGTGGGAGGGCGCGGCGCGCGCCACGTTCTCCGAGAACCCCGGCGCGGGCGCAGTCCGGGGCGCATCGAGCTGGACCACGGCGCAGATCGACACGCTGACCGCGATGGAGGGGCTCGGGCTCGGCGACTTCGACATGGACGGTCTGCAGGACACCTGCACCACGCAGCAGTCGCCGGGCGCCGTTCATATCGTCTTCGGCCCCGCTAGCGGGTGGACCACCGGCGGCAACTGGACGTCCATGAACCTCACCGTCCTCAGTGGCTCGAACATCGGGTGGATGGAATGCACGGCCATGGACGTCGACTCGGACGGCCATACCGACATCGTCATCGGCGGCGACACGCAGGGCGCCGGCGGTCAACTGTCGTGGGTCAAGGGCCCGGCAGCCTCGAAGCGAACCGCCGCGAACTGGACGCCGCGGACCGACATCGAAGGCAGCGGGCGCATCATGACGCTGCAGGTTCGCAACATCGACGGAGATGGCGATCAGGACATCCTGGCATCCACCCGAGTGGCACCGAACGTCGGGATCTTCTGGCAGGAGAAGACCGGCGCCGGGACGTTCACCCGCCACAACATCAGCGCCAACATCGCGTTCAACGGCGGCGACGTCTTCATGCTGTTCGATCCCGGCGACCTTGACGGCGATGGCGACGATGACATCTGCGGCGTCAATGACGCGAGCGTGCTGCGGTGCATGTACAACATGGACTCGTCGGGGGCCGGCGGCGGCGACTGGCTGACATGGACGCCGCAGGCGCTGCCGCAGCCGGCGTCGTTCGGCCCGTACATGTCCGCGGCTATCGGGGACATCAACCTGGACACCTACCCCGATGTCGTCGTCGCGTCGCACGCCGGAGCGGCGAACACGCAGAGCGCGCTCGTGTGGCTGAAAGGGCCGACATGGACGCGCGGCGAGATCGAGGGCATCGACGCGTTCCTCTCCAAGTACGACAACGTCAAGCTCCTCGACCTCGACGGCGATGGAGACCTTGACGTTCTCGCCGGCGATCAGGGCGACGAGGACGTGAACCAGGAGGGCAACGAGGGGCTCGCCTGGTTCGAGAACCCGTGCAAGTCATGAGCGCCCTACTCGCGCTCGCGCTGGCGGCGTCCTCGCCGGCCGACTTCGGCGGCATCCCGAACGACGGGCAGCCGGACAACATGGCGCTGCAGTCGTGCATCGACTCGTCGGCGTCGACCGGACTGCCATGCGAGATCCCGGTTGGCGTGTGGGACGTGCGCTCGCGCGCCGGCGACCCGGGCATCGGGAACCCATACCAGTGGGCCGGTCTCCAGATCGTGGCCAACACGCACCCGGTGGCCATCATCGGGAGCGGGCCGGCGTCGGTGCTGCGCATGGTCGGCGACGGCCACGGCGCGGACTTCTACCTGCTCGGGACGTGGGATGCGCGCGACGTCCGCATCGCTGGCCTCATGCTCGACGGCTCGGGTCGCACGGCGGGGTTCGCAGAGCAGCAGCACCTCGTCAACCTCGGCTACGGGACGCGCCGCGTGCTCATCGAGCGCGTCGTCGGCGTGCACCCGGCGCTGGCAGACTCCGGCGGCGGCGACGTCATCCGGCTCCTGGGCGGCTACACGCCGGCCGAGCTCGTCGAGGACGTGACGATCCGGGACGTCGTGTGCCTCGGCGCCGACCGCTCGTGCCTCGGATTCCAACGCGGCGTGCACCGCGTCACCGTCGACAACGTGCTCGCCATCGGCACCGGCGATCAGGACATCGACATGGAGGCGACCGGGCTCATCACCGACGAGGAGCGCATCCGTGACGTGGACATCCGACGCTTCGTCGCCATCCGTGCCGACGGCGGCCTGTCGGTCTCTCTTGGGCGCGGCGATCGCATCTCGATGACCGACTCGACCGTACTCGGCGGACAGGTCTTCCTCCTGTCGTGCCGCGACTGCGCCATCGCCAACAGCTCGATCATCGCCGGCGTCGGCCCGGACCCGGCCGTGGGCATCCGCCGCGCCAGCGACCGCGTGCGCATCACCGACAGCCTCATCTCGCGGGCCGGCGGCGGCGGGGCCCTCGTCGAGGTCTACGCCGACTCGGATGGCGCGCCGCGCTCGATGCGGATCGAGGGGAACTACTTGGTGCAACCGGGCGCGGGCCCGGCTGTTCGCCTCACCAGCGTCGACGGATTCCGTCTCGACGGCAACATGATGTCGGCGGGCGCGAACGGCGGCATCGCAGTCGACGTGTCCCGCGGGTGGGGGCGAGTCGACGGGAACGACTTCGTCGGAGGATGGCTGTACGCGACGGCGGTCGGCGCGCCGGACGGTCCTGTGCTGTGGTCGGGGAATCTCGTACGAGGAGCGCTGTACGGATTGGTATGCGTCGACCATTGGACACAGCCGCTGGCGTTCCTGGGCGTCGTCGCGGTTGGGAATCTCAGCGGAGAAACGCCGAACGCTTGCCCTGCTTCTGTCATGGTGTGGTAGGGCGGCGGCGGGTTCATCAAGCGAAGGAGTTCCCGGTGATCGAGATCAACCTCAACGCGCTGTTCACCGCTGTTGGCATCGACATCATGCTCGGAGCACTGGCGCTGATGTACGCGGTCCGCAGCAACCGCGGCACCAGAATCAGGCTGGACCGCGTCGAGAAGCACCTGCAGCTGCCGCCACTCGAGGCGGTCAAGGAGTAGGCCAGTGGACACCATCCTCCTGATCGGGCTCGCCATCACGGCCGCCGTCACCGGCCTCAACGTCGCGCTGCGCACCATCGCGCCGATGACCAAGTGGACTGGCGACGACAAGGCGCTCGGCTTCCTGGAGAAGGTGGAGAGCCTCCTCGCGAAGATCTTCGTGCCCGGGAAGTACTTGGGGAAGAAGTGAGACGGCCGGTCTACCTGAGCTCGCGCCACCCGCCCTTCGTCTTCCCACGCGTCCGCTGCCACGTCGTTCCGCATCCGCCCTTCGAGTAGAGCTGGACGCAGAAGACGTTCATGCCGGAGAAGACGAGCTCCCCGCGGCACTTGGGACACGGCTGCCCTTCGAGTAGCTCTGCCACTACGCCATCTCCGAGATGATGATCAGCGCGCCCGGCGTCTCGTCGTAGACCTTCATGCACGTCAGCGACACGATGCGGCTGTCATCGTCGAACACGGCGCCGGTGAGCGCGTCGAGCGTCGAGCGCGCGAGCTTGTCGATGTCCGGCTTCGTCGACGGGTATCGCGGCGCCGACTTCCGCAGCCCGCCCCGCGGCAGCAGATGGCCGCCGGGGCGCGCCATGCGGAACGTGATGCTCACGACCAGCGGCACGTTGACATACAGCGTTCGACCGACCATCGACTCGCGCGCCGCCGCGGCGACGAGGCCGGCCCACAGCTTGAGGCCGCCGGAGTCGTTGCCAGCGGTAATCACCGCGCGCCCGCGGACGACGAACGCGCGCATGCTCCCCTTGGGGCTCGGTCGACCGAGTACCTCGATCGTCACCGCGTCGCGCTCGACGCGCGGCGTGGCCGGGGCCGTGAAGAGGTCACCCGTGGGCACGGATGCCCCGCTGGCGCGGACGGCGGCAGCCGCGCCGGATGCGCACCTCGTCGACGAGCGCCAGGATGAGCTCGGCTCCGAGTTGTGCTGCCATCTCGTGCAGCTCGTCGATCTGCCGGTCGGAGAGGCGCCGCGACATGACGATCTCCTGCAGGTTGATGCTCATGGTCTACCACCACCGCCGATCGCCCGCCCGACCACGGCGCGCGCGGCGGCATTGCCGCGGTGCGGCGCGGTGTCCGGCAGCCGGACTGTCTCCGGCTCGGCATTCGACTGAGGCCCGGAGCCGGACGGCTCGGCGGGAGCCGGAACCCCGACTGCTTCGACTACGGCCGCCTCGACCTCGTCCTCGGTAGGCGCTGCCGCGGCGCGCAGCTCGTCGCGGCGGCGAGCCCACGCTGACCTTGCCGCGTCCCTGTCCGCCCCGACGAACGCGGCGGCCTGGCGCGAGATAGCGTGCAGCGCGGCCTCATGAGGAGCGTTGGCGATCGACTCGAGCACCAGCTCGAGCGCACTCGTGCTGCCGGCGGCGACCGTCTCGGCGCTCGGCCCCTGTGCCGGCGGTCGCTCGGACTCCGGTGCGCCGCTGCGCAGCCACGTGATGAGCTGCTCGGCGATCTTGGCGCCCGGGCGCTCGATGTACTGCCCGGCGAGGATAGAACAGCGCGTCTTGGTGACCGTGAACCCGTTGTCGATGTCGAGGTCGCCGACGACAGAGAACTCATACTCGAGTCCGTCGCGCTGAATGGGCGCGAGTCCCACCTTGCGCGGCACCTGCTTGCCCTTCGAGTTCGTCTCGAGCACGTACTCGGTCTTCACGCGCATCGTGGCGATCAGGTGGCTAGTCGACGACACGAGCGCATCGACCATCGCGTTGTGGTGCGGCGTGACGTGACGCCACGCGCTGAACGAGTTCCCCTGCTCGCGCTTGGCGGCGCGGTCCACCTGTTCGAGCGCGCCGTCCCTTCCGGTCCACGCGTGCGACAGCGAGTCGACGATGATGACACCGTACCCCTCGCGCTCGGCCGTCTTGATCGCCTCGACGTACGCGAGCGGCGAGAACGACTCGAGCTCGAGCACGTCGAAGTCGAACACGTCGGCGTAGAGCGACGCGCTGCCGCGCTCGGTGTCGATCACCGCGACTTGGGTGCCGACGAGCTTGGCTAGCGAGCAGCCGACGGAAAGAGCGCTGTACGTCTTCCCGGACCCGGCCGGGCCGACGAATGCCAGCTTGAGCTTGACCTGGTGTTTCTGTGCCTTGGCGAACTTCATGGCGTCTTCTCCTTGCCGGTGACGGCTAGTGCGATCCGGCATCTGAGAAGTCCCATCGCCGAGGACACCGCGCCGCGAACCGGGTTCTCGCACCACTCGTCGCCTGCCCCGTGCTCCGCTTCTATACGAGCGATCGACTCCTCGGTGATTCGCTTGATCTCGCTGATCTCGCCCCGCAGCCTCTCCAACTCCGCCACGAGCGCCATGACCGTGTCCGGTCCGAACGACGGACCCGGATGGTCCGCGTACTCGGCACAGCGCGCCTTGATGGCCTCGAGGTCGAGAGTCACGGGATCACCGGGTTAGGCCAGGGGTACTCGCCAGCCGGCGACGTCCCGCCGGACCACACGCACGACGCCCAGCGCACGTACTCGTTGACGCATCCGGGCTGCGAGACCCGGCCGTCGGCGTCGCACTCCGGTTTCGTCTCGCGCCTGCACGCCGACATCGACACCCACTGCGCCTCGCATGCGGAGACCGGGTTGAAGTGCCAGTACGAGCACTCGCTAAGACACGCGCCGTAGTCGAAACCGGGGCAGTCGCCCTCGCGCATCTCGATACACGACTGGTCGCACTCGCCGCCCGGGTACCAGGTGCGTCCTGCGGCCGCGTCGACGCGACGGTGCACAGCCGTAAGCTTGGAGTCGAACGTGTTGGGGTAGACCCTGTGGTACCCCGCGTCGTCGCAGATCGTCGGCTGCACGTAGTAGTACGGGTCCCACTGCCTGCCGCGCGCCTGATCGTTGGCATAGTTCCAACTCCGGTACCAGGACGCAGCCTCCGAGTCGGCGGACCCGACCTCGGTCGCGCCGTGGTGGAGGCACTCGAGCCAGCACTGGGTGTGCGCGTCGTAGGCGCGCTGGTGCGTCCACCCGAAGCTCCGCTCGCAGTCGTAGACCTGCCAGCACTGGTCGGAGCAGTTGTACGGGTTTTCGTCGTAGTACGCCTTGGTCACCTCGACGGACGCGTCGGGCACAGCGGGTGACGACCCGAACCCGTCGGTCTCCTCCTCGGGCGCGTTGTCGCCCATTCCGGCGTTCTCGTCGACGTTGGTGCCGCAGGCGCAGAGCAGGGCGAACAGTAGCGTTGCGGCCTTCATTGGATCTCCAGGGCCAGATCGAAGGTCTTGATCGCCTCGACCACGAATGGCCTCCGGGCGGCGGCGGCGTCGGCGGCGGCGCGGGCGGCGTCGGCGTCGGCGGCGGCGCGGGCGGCGGCGTCGTAGGCGGCGTCGCGGGCGTAGGAGGCGGCGTCGCGGTCGGCGGAGGCGGCGGCGGCGCGGGCGGCGGCGGCGGCGGCGTCGGCGGCGGCGGCGGCGTCGGCGGCGGCGGCGGCGGAGGCGGCGTCGGCGGCGGCGTAGGCGGCGGCGGCGGCGTCGGCGGCGGCGGCGGCGGAGGCGGCGTCGGCGGCGGCGTAGGCGGCGGCGCGGCAAGCCTTGCCTGCCGCTCGAGCGCTCGCCTCGTCCCGCACCTCGGCCAAGCCGCGCAGCTTCGCCGCGTGCCCCGGCCAGCGCTTCTCCAGCGCCATGGGCACGATGATGCGGATGGCGCGGTCGACGATGAGGTACGCGCGCCGCCGCTGCACCTTGCGCGCGGCGCGCGTACCGACCAGGCGCGGGATGAGCGACTTGAGGAGCTGGCGCTCGTCGTCGCGGAACCGGTCGTTCAGCCGGATGCCGTAGCCGGTGAGCACCGGGCATGCGCACGCCGGTTGGTCGCTGTGCTTCTCGCCGGCGAAGCACGCGACGGCCTCCATGAGGCAGAGGCCGTGGTCCGGCGACTTGTGGCCGCCGCGCTTGAGAATGAGAGTATCAAGATTGATAGTCATTTCCATCCCTTGGGTGTGAGGAAACGGCGCGATCCCGGCTTCGACGTACTGCTCGCTGCGATGTCGATGCCGCGTTTGATCTCGGCGAGAAGCGTCGCCATCGACTCGGCCAGATCCATGCAGCCGACGACGCGGTTGCCGCCTTCGAGCTTGAACGTGTTCTTGCCGGCGGCGAGGTGGCGGAGGACTTCGATCGCGTCGATGATAGACGTGGAGCTGGCGGCGAGCTGGACTCGGCCAGCGAAGTCGTACGCGGCATGCTGCCAGTCGGTCACGCGTGAGTCGCGCGACTTGCGCCACGTGATCGTCTCGTCGGAGTTAAGCCCCCACGTGAGCCCGGCGTCGTCGCCGATCGCCGCCTTGAGCTGCGCCCTCAGCTCCTCGACGCGCTCTGTGCCGGCCTCCCCGTCGGCGAGCGCGCGCTTGAGGTCGAGTGCTAGAGCGCGCTCGTCCTCGGTGGCCGACCGGATGAGCCCGCTGTCGCGCGGGTGCAGCGCAGACAGCGTCTCGTGGTCGCGAGCGTTCGGGTCTGGCGCCCGGTCGGCAACGACGTGGTCGCGCCACCACCGCGCCGTCATCTCGACGATCTGCCCGTGCAGCGTGTCGTCGGCGCTGATCGCGTAGTCGGTCGGCGTGTTGTCGATGAACGTGGTGAGGCGCCACGCGCGAAGCCCGGTGACGAGCATGCCGGTCTGGCACTGCAGCAGCTCGTACACGGGGACCTCGTCGGTCATCGGCGATCCATACAGCGAGCGGACGCCGACGGAGTGTGTCTTCCCCTCCCACCCGGCGCCCCATGGCTCGATGATGCCATCCGGCGTGGCGGCGATCAGGACGCCGCCGAACTGGCGCGCGATGGTCGCGACCGGGCCGACCACGGAGACGTTGTTGCGCTCGGAGAAGTCGTCACGCAGTAGCGGCTCGAGCAGGTTCCCCCAGCGCATGCGCGCAGCGCGCTCGGCTGAGACGCTCCCCTCGGGGGCGCGCCCCGTCTTCGTGAGCCACACGTCGAGTGGGGATCGGTACGGGTGGACGTTGGCGATGGCTGGCACGTCGGTCGCGGTGGCAGACATCGTGCGGAGTTCGTGCTGTTCAGGCGACAGGCTCATGGGACGTACCTCAGGGCGATGGTGACCGACTCCTCGCCCTTGGCGGCGGCGGCGGCGGCGTAGGCGGCGTAGGAGGCGGCGTAGGAGGCGGCGTAGGCGGCGGCGTCGGCGGCGGCGCGGGCGGCGTCGGCGGCGGCGTCGTAGGAGGCGGCGTAGGAGGCGGCGTCGCGGTCGGCGGAGGCGGCGGCGCGGGCGGCGCGGGCGGCGTCGGCGGCGTCGGCGGCGCGGGCGGCGGCGGCGGCGCGGGCGGCGG